GACAATCAAGCTCGAGATTTAATACACCCAGGAAAGGGATCAGCCAAACAAATGGCTGACCTTATAGCAGAGAATATTACTTAAAAAATGTTTTTTGACGAATCTCTGATGTCTTTTTTAAGTCTTTCTACATCAACTTTGAAATCTATTTTTTTAATTTCGTCTTTGTATTCTTGAAGAGTACTGATCAACACATCAGCGATGCCGTCAGCAGTCTGTTTGGTGAGTTCATTCTTTACATCGATTTCCCATACCCGGCCATCTGTGAAATCTAATCTCACGGAATCCAGATAGGCCACAGGCATGGTATTCATATAAAGATCTTCAAAAACCTCTGGCCATTCTTTTACAAGATGTCGAGGAGGTTTGAACAAAGGATTAGGCATCAACAGATTCTTCTACCTTTTTGGTTTTCTTTACAGTAGGATCGAGTTCTTCTGCTTCCTTACGTAATCTCGCCGCTTCTTTGTACATAGCATCTGCCTGACTTCGATAGCTTTTGGCAATATCTTTGTCAGATAATGCTTCGTTGGCGGCAGCTTGAGCACGTACTGGAGCAGGGATATCAGTATCAACCGCAGGAGTTGTATCGTTTACTGAAGCTACATCTTTGACTTCGGCTTTAGCAGACGGCGCACCTGCTACAAATGTGCATAGATCGTCCACAGTACAGTTCTTCTGTTCCGCAATCAGTGTGTTGAGATTAGCTAACAGCACAGTATCGTTGGTAGTAGGCATCATCATTACAGCATCAGTGGCTACTTTGATTAATCTACCGTCTGCTTGCATGGCCCGCAACATAGGTCTACCATCCGGGAATGGGCGTATGTGCATGATCTCGCCAAACTCAAATGCATCCTGCGCTTGGTCTGTTTCTACCAAAGTCATAATTGAATCATGATATTGATCTGGCAGTTGAGCTACAGGTAATACTAGAGCCATGTTTGACTCTCCGGGCAACGTTCTAAACACTACCAATACTTTGGCACCTGTGTTTTGAATTCTACCTATGTGTTTAAGGCTTTTCATTTAGGAATTTAGTTTGTTGAAACTTTTACCAACTGCTTCCAATTCTGCTGCTTTGAACGCTCCTCTGCTTGTTGCAACTTCGATGATATTTTTCACAGCCAACAGATCGCTGATGTTAAGATCAGGACCTTGTGCTGCTGGTGCTTCTGGAGCAGGATTAGTTGTTCCTGGCTGACCTTCAGCTGGTGCTGCGACTTGTTCTTTAACTTCTTCTGACATTAATTTCTCCTTAGGTGTGGGCATGCAAGCATGAAATAAGTTAATTCTTTTTGATCTTCAAATCCTACAAAATGTGAAGATCTAAGATTCCCACTCTTGTCCAGAGCAGGTTTTTTGCAGATATAATACCTGCCCTTGAGCTTGACTTTAATCCAGTCTTCGATACCTTCAAATATCTCAGAATCTGTAATATTCAATTCAGCGAAATGTGGAGCCACAGTCTTCAGCTTGCGCTGTTGTAGTACGTCCATTGGATTAAGGTCAAACATAGTGAAAATATTTATACGGGGGGATTATTCGGGGGTGGATTCTTGGCTAAGTCTTTTGCTCATTGCTCTACTGTGTCCTAATTTACGAACATCACCACTAAGCAGATATAGTTCAAAAGCGGCTTTTTCTTTCATGACAATGATATGTTTCTTGTTGACGAAAAATGGTGAATCGATGTAGTTATCTAACCAAAGTAACACCTGCGGAGTAAACGCAAATTCTTTGGGAAATTCTATCTTGTAAGTTTTTATTTTAGCATGTTCTTCGATGAATTCCAAGGCCTGTTCAGTCAATCTTAATCCGCCTTGATCTTTCTTTCTAAAACTCCACCACCACACAGCTTTATAGTCTTTGATATTTTTTTCATTGACGGGTAATTCTGCTGCCTGTAAGAACGCCTTGGTATAGGCATCTTTGTTCATGTCACTTAATCTCTTCACCTGCTGTGAGTTTGTACACAGCAAAGTCTTTGGTCTTGAATAATCGATTTAATTTCTTTGCCAAATTGTGTGCATGTCCTGGATTTGAAAATGAGACTTTTTTATATTTTGGTCCAGGATAGCTGGCTACCAGACTACCGCTTTTGAGGTTGAACGGCTGGCCGTTATAGAACACGGCCCAGATAGCTTCCGAGTCAAGGATCTGCTCAACCTTGTAGGTTTCTTTGTTAGCATATTCTAAAAGAATTTTAGGTTTGGGTCTGCTCATATACGTGTTTCCTAATTAACCACGTATATATTTATGTTTTTTTAGAACTGTCCGCCGTCGAATTTAACGTCTATTTGAGTGGTAGATTCTTTGATTGCCACCAGCATTTGGTGTATTTCAGTAACAGTTAGTCCTAGCTTCACAGTCATAAGGGCTAATTCTGAAGTTAGATCTCTAGCTTCTTGTAGACTTATGCGTATTTCTTTTTGCTGGCTACGTTCAGCTACTTGAATTCGCTGTAGTAGTTTCTGTATAGTAGGTAATGTAGTTGGCAGATTATTTTGTGACATTGGCCAATACCTGTTTCATTTCTAATTCTGTCTTGAACGGACCTTTATATGGATATCGTTCCAGTGTGATCTTTTTGGGACAAAAACTTTTGACCCAGCCTTTATCAAATTTTATACAGTAGTAACCCGCACAATATAAACTTTTTGAATCGCTGCTTTTTGTGAACAAGGGAAGTTTCTTGCGAATGTCAAACATGGCATTGTGCGGCTCGGCACTGGTGGCATACCCATGAACTTCATTAGGCAATGCTGTGTCGGCTTCTTTGACAATCTTTACAGTGAAAAACTTTTTACCAAACTGTTTGGTTAAACTATCTTTGGTTTCGTAAATTGTTACGCCTGTCTCATTACTCATAAAAAATCTGTTATCATCATCCTTTCTCAAGGTAGCAATCTTCTCGCCATTTGCTTCTACAATCCAAAATTTATTTGCTATGATAGGTTTAGCATGTATGTCTGTCATTGTGTTCTCCCAACAGGTATCTGTTTTAATTTCACAGGTGTCTTCATACTGACAAAGTTTGAGTTTCATTGACGTATCTCGCATTAAGTGGTTCTGCATAACTCTGTGCCTGATCAGCAATCTTTTTCAAATCCCATAGATTACAGAACTTGATTAATCTTATACCAACTTGACTCACATTCTTTTGTTCAGCGGTAGCAGTGGTAATGGTATTTGCAATTACCTCTTTAATGTCATCAGGCTGGTGTGTTAGATCAATCAGTCGACGATTGCGTTCATAATCTTCTAGCACTCGATGTTCTACTCCATTATGGTCAGACCACCTCTGAAGCATGAGATTGTTCCACGCATATCCTTTGCTGTTACGATCTTCGAACGCTTCAGTAAGACCCACTTTTTTGCTTGTGCCTTTAGTACGTACACCCGGATACGCTGAGAAGACATTATCACTGGTATCACCACGCATACATTTTTCGAACAGGAGCCATTCTGGATTAGGGGCTGGCTTGGGCTCTTGTGTTTTCTTGTCAATGACCGGTTTGCCTTTGTCATCAAAGATTCCTTGGTGTGTGATAGTGGTTTCCATTACACCGTTGTACTGTGTGACATTGGGTGCAATTAATTGGACAAAGTCTGTGTCTGTGCTGATAATCACGTGTTTGTCATTTGGATGTGTTTGTATCCAACCAGCAATTAAATCATCTGCTTCTAACTGCGGATTTTGTAGCACAGTACAGTTGGTCTTATCTGTGATAAAGTCTTTGAATGTATCAAATGCTTCCCAGAAGATCTTTTCTTCGTCTGCTTCACGTTCTGTGTGAGCAGCACGTTGAGCAGCACGTTGAGCTTTGTAAGGAGTATAGTAATCTTTCCGCCAGCTACGCCCCTCTAAGCAGAAGATAACATGGCTACCTTCGAACTGCTGCCATGCTTTGCGAATGCTGTTTAAAGTAATATGAAACGCCATGCCTAGTTTAATATCAGCGTCACCGTTGATAACGTGCCGAGCACGAAAGAATGTGTTTGCTGTATCAACTAAGATATATGTCATAGATTGTCTTTCTTTACTGTTTTAATATCAATTAAGCCTGTGTTTACAGGACCGCCAAAATCACCATCAACTACTACATTGGCACACAGTTCACGGAACCAACGATCTATAATTTCTTCGTCTTTATCCCCGTCCTCACCGTATCCCTCTTGCTTTAATTTTAACACAAAAAGGTCGTTCCAGTCAAGCTCAAAAAAGCCATTACGCACATTATCTTTGTTGACAT